ATATGTCTTGCAATAACTTGCTCTCACCCTTTTTGGTAATTCCTGGGATGTGGTATTTCTCAGTTAATAAGAAAGTTTCTAGCTCATCTATATTCTCATAGTTAGCATCGTTATTAGTTATAGACTCAACAAGCATCTCAGATAGTAGAGTATTAGCTGTTTCTTGTAAGGTACCTGTAAGATCTTTTCCATGAGACATCCTACGAGTAATACTCTTTAGCGTACCAAGAGCATTATCCATCTTAGCACGTAAGATTTCTGATCCACCTTCATCATCAAGAGTTGCTACCGCACCAGTTAGTTCTAACTTTAGAGCATCATATTCTTCTTTAGCTTCATCTCTAATTGCTACATTTAATACTTCCTCTTGGAATTTACCTGTTTCTTGTGTAACAGGTTTAATTAAATGTTTATTAATAACAGCTTGATTGATTCCAGAATCAGCAGAAGCTTCAGCAACAAACTTATCTTCTACATACCTAAGTATTTCATTTTGTGTTTCAGGATCATAAGTCCAAAACTGACCTACTACTATATCTTTACCGTTTTTTTGACCAATAACTTCTTCACTGGTACCAAGTGCAGTAGTACGATATGCATCCCAACCTTTAGCTTTCTCGTCTAGGTATCCTCTCTTATAACCCCAAGCTATATTAGCCCCCATCCGTCTGAGGTTTAATGCTCTAGCTTTTTCTTCTAAGGTAGCTCGATAAGCTTTCTCATCGAACTCATCCATTCTTTTATTAACGGCAAGTCGTTGCTTCTTAACAGCTTCTTCTATCTTAGCATTCTGCTCTTCATCTAAATCAAAAGCAGATGTGTCACCGTTAGCTGCTCGTCTACCTTTAGTAATACCTTCTTCTCTTTTCTGAGTAATGTAATCTTTACCAACAGTTTTAGCAGCTGTCTCTAAACCTTGATTTAAAGTCTCACTAAATTTAGCTAGTTGGTTAAGATTAAACTCATCATTAGCATTAGCTATCTGAAAGATACGGGATAACTCATCACCAACAGAAGAGGCTTGTTTGCCCATCTCTTTGACTGATTCAACCCTATCCTTATCTAATTGTCTTGCTTGTTGTGCAAGCTTGCTGGAGTTCGATATAACCCCCGTACGGTTCCTAAAACCTGTACTGCGTGTTTGTCTTTCGTATGGCATTGTAATTAAGCTACTACACTTCTAAGGTTTACATCAATCTCTGTATAATTGACACCAAGATAACCATTGTCATTCTTAACTACAGCATGTGGGGCTGTTTGTAGAAGCTCTTGAGCTAAGACTCCTTGGAATCTATTAGATTTAGGTTCTCCTTTATAGTTCCATTCATAGATACGGTGACCATCTGGGGATTTACTTATATAAGTGATGTTTTCTTTTAGTGCTATATCACTTGCTGGTGCTCCTCCTCCAGCTGGGTTACTAGGTATACCAGTACCATAAGTAGGATCAACACCACCTCCACCAAAGTTAAAAGTACCACCAGCCATGTTATATGCACCAAGACCAGTAGTAAAACCACTAATAATTGGTCCTAATATAGATGGTTTCTTAGGAGCAGATTGCATTATAGGTTTGATAGGCTCATAAGAGGCTTGTTTGTGGGTAGCGATACTCTTGGTTTGATTGATAGCGGCTATATCTGCTGAGTATTTATCCAGATCTATGCCATACTGTTCTATAGCATAGGCTCTAGTGACAGAATCTTGTGATGCATCTATCTGTGCCTGTTCAAATCCAAACTCTCGTTCAGCACCTTGCAGTAATGCTCCTAAACTGTTACCAGCTGGGGCACCACTAGCTAATACTTCACCTTGAGCTTGTATAGATTTAGCTAAATTCTCTTGAGACTTAAATGCTTGTTCTGCAAGCTTTTCATTAGCAGCTATTTGTGCAGCTGTGGAAGCTTGATCAGCAGCTATTTGATTGTTTTGCTTGATAGCAGCTAGTTCTGTTTGAGCAGCAGCATCAGCTTCTAATTCTTTCTCGAATACTAGACCTTTTAATTTATCATTATAGGCAGCAATTGTTAACTCATTGGCATACTTAGTTGTAGCCATATGGTTAGATCTTAATACAGCATCTCGCTGGGCAGCCCATTGGGCATTTTGTTGTTGTATGCCTGTGATAGCTTGCCCAGCACCTAACGCTATACCAATAGCTACGGGGTTGCACATAGTTTTATAAACTCTATAAGAGGGACACCATTGATAACATGGTAGTTAATAAATTTAAACTTCAATAACTTAAGTAATTTTATATGACTTTCATTTCGCATATCAGCATGGTTGAATACATAGGTATTAGGTAGACTATCTACCCAGCGTTTCGCTTCTCGTATAAATGTATGTGGGTACTCTGTGCTGGCCTCAGTACAAAGCATCCATATAACATTTTGAGGAGTCACTCCTGCCACTCCAGCAGCCTTGCCGTTGGGTACCTCAAAATAAACAGAATGCCCATATGCGGAATTATAAAATGACTGGACACATACTGCTTCTGCACAGTATCCAGTAGTCTCTTCTGCTTCACGCCTATCTTCTAGGCGTAAGTTTTGCCCCACACGGAGAGCTAACTCTGCTGTGAGGGGCTTAATAAACTTACTTTCGTACATGTCGTCTGGTGTTATATCTACCGTCCCAGCTTGCTGAAACAATAGTTGCGGAAAAAGGTTGGTCTATTTTAACTTTAAATCTAAACTTATCATTCTTTCTATATATAGGTACTCTGATTGACTTGTATAATAAAGAAGGTATCTCACCAAACTTATTCCAATCTGTTAACATACCTGATGAAGTGTGTGTATATAAATTAGCATTACCTATAACATCATCAACATTAAAGGACACAGGACCAGATAAACCTAATTCAAAGTTGTAACCACCCATCCTAAGATCACCATCTATATCATACTTACCTTGATCATAAGAGAAGTAATATTGTGGTAACTCAAATTCAGTTGTATATTTATACCCAATAGCCATATGCCATTTAGTCATATCACTTAAGGTTTTTTTAGCATTACTTCCTGAACCTGTTGCAAACCATTCTTGACGGAACCCTTTATTAAAGGTCATAGTAGATCCAGATACCGAATCAGGTACCAAAACTGTACCTGCTTCACCATTACTAGGCTCGTAAGCAGTAGTATCAGGGTCGTCTGGTACTCCTGAAAGTACAACAATCTGGGGATTATATGTTTGATCAATAGTATAAGGTAACGTAATAGTAACAGGTCTTACAATATCGGATGCATTACCACCTAAAGCTACAGAAACACCAGTTGTAGTGTTACTACCGTCACCTTGTTTATACATCACAAGGTTATCTAACGCTGCTTCAAGGGTACGGTTAACTCTTAAACCAGCAACACCTTCTCCAAGTGTTTGAGAATCATCACCAATAGTATAGCTTCTAGCACTCATACCGTTATCATCACTTAGATATTCATGCCTACTTAGTATAACTTCATTATTATCTTGTAAAGTTATTGTATAGAATGAACCTCCAGTATAGAAACAATGCCTTAATACACCTGTTAATGTCCAAGTATACCAAGCTGATTGTTCTCTCTGATCTCCAGAATCAAAGTACTTATAATTATAAATTGTAGAGGTGTTGAAGTTAGTATTATGATACGTAGAATTATTAATACCAAAAGTTACTAAACCTAAATCGGATGATCCTGAATTTACATTTAAAGTTTTTGGTAAAAATTCAGGGACAACTCTAGTTTGATCTATAATTTTAGGAGGCACACTTTCATCAACTATAGCCATCTCAAACGCTTTAGTGTAAGCCCCCGAATGGTTCACAAACATATAGGTTGTACCCATATCTAATGGCTTAATGGTAGGACTACATTCATAGCCAGCTACTTTTTTAAGACGAGCAGTTTTAGGAGAGAAAGAGTCTTGCTCACTAAATAGCATAAATTGTCCAGCATCACTGAACATCATTATACCTTTTTGTGTAGGTAGTACGTGATTAATATATGCTGGTTTTACATCTGATACTGATATATCAATAGGGTTATCATCACTAGAAGTTATAGCTGAGACTGCAAAGAAATTATGATAATCACCTGGCTGACTCAATACTATTTGTTCATCTGCAATAAAGCCTAATCTATTTCGGTAGAAAAATATTTGGTTTATACCTTTACCAACAAAAGATGGATCAGGATTAGTTTCTGTATCTCCTACCTTTCTCTGCGCCCATTCAAGCCCGTTAGGGTTAGTACCCGTACCCCCTAGTTTACAAAATTGAAAGCTTGTTATATTACCACCTGAACGTACTGCTACTAATGCATGAGGCATGTCAACTAAAAGCGCATAGATTCCTGGGGCTACTGTTTCTTCCCAGACACCAGACCCTTTAATCTCATCATCTGCTTTAAATTTTAACCAGTAGTTATCAGCATCAGATTCTTCTGTGTTCGATACTTCTACTAAATAACCGTGAGCACATTCAGCAGGTAACTTAGATACATCTTGAGCACTATCCTGGAATACTGATAAAGCTTCATTAGCCATACCACCTAGTACTTGTACATTCATAGCACCAGAACCAGCTTTCTTAATTAAAAGGCCACCACCTACTACTTCATAAGTATAAGCACTACCATACTCAGCTGTTAAATCAGCTTTTAAACCATTAAGCACGTTCGCCATACTTAAGGTTCCTTTGTCTGGATTCTTAGGTGTTATGTATTTTGCTACACCAGATTTATATCTATAAGTATCATACTTTTTAACACCTGTAATTTCTATATCATAACAAACTGTACTACCTGCTGAATCAGGTATACAAACAGCATTTTGAATAACAGTACCTACATCACCGACATCAACACCGCCATCTCTTAAAGTAGCTGTGGCTGTATAACGTATATCATAGTTCTGAACATAACCTAAGAATTTACTCTCATCATCTGTAGCATTGTCTTGATACTCTTTTGATTGATCTTCAAAATATGGTTGACCATTGACTATTACGGTAGCTCTTAGACCTTTAGCATTAACATTGTTGGTACCACTTGTACCAATACCTCCTTCAAAATCTCTCTGTCCTGCGAACATTGAAGCTGGATCTACATGATTCCAACTTGATTTACCTGCCAATGAATTTCCATCATTATCAGTACCACCTCTACGATATGTAGTAATACCTGTTGCCATTTGCTTTTCATCAGCATCAGGCATGGTTGCCCCAGCTGCCCCCAGATGTATGACATACTCAGTATTATATGCAAGAGTATCTATCTTAACAAAAGCATAAGCTTTACCACCGTTATAACCTAATGTAGTCCCTAAGGTACTTATAGTTTTAGTGGGGTTAGATATATATGTATAATCTTGTATAGTATGCTTACCTACAGTACCTGCTCCACTGAGATAATCATAAGCATTAGTCGTACCTTCAGTCACATTAACTGAAACTCCTGTTTCTGCATTCCACACTCGTATAGGTGTAGATCCAGAGTTAGCAGGGGTAATCTGTACTATAAATTTCTCTCCTTCTTTATTTAAAATCTCAAACCACTGTCCAGTTGATGTAGTATTAGTCAGCTTATTCACATACTCAGCTGGAGGACGTTTCATTAAGCCAAAAGTTACATCAGGAACAGCATTATCACAGGATCTTAGCTGGCCTGGGAATTTAATAAAATCTGGCTGCTGGGAAACCCCACCTAAAAAGTTAGGAATACGTTGATTAATAGCTGCCATTATCTTTTAATAACTTGGAATGGTTGGTAGCTTTGGTATGGATTACGTTGGGAACTATCTTGGAAGATATTGTAGTCTGCTTGGTTTGTATCATACTGGATACAGGAAGCCCTTGCAAGCGTCTCATCTGGTGACATAACCTCATTGGCCTCAGGGCTAGCTATCATGCGGTTAGAGGCGATCCTAGATGCCTTAGCGGTGACGTAATCACGGAATGGTTGGGGCATATCATCAAACTCATATAACCAAATCACATCACAGTATAGGATGTTCTCTGTTAAGTCAGTGAATTTGTTGGTATGTTTATAGCGATCATATAGTTGTGCTACTTGTTGTCCAGTAGCTAGAGTTCTTGTTCTCCTGACAACATCATAATTGTCTGCGTGTTTATACCTATTCGGATCTACCTGTAAGGCATTTGCGGGGAACTCAATCTCATTGTTATTATCAACAGGTAAAGGAAATTCGATTTCTGAATTGAAAGCCCATCCTTCTGCCTGAACTTCACGACAAACTTGCCGAAGAGTTTTCTGAGCAATAGCAACTTCTGGGCTTTGAGTATCCAGAGTGTTTACAGGAGACTCTCCAACACTCATTAATATTGAGTTTACAGCATCCAGTTCTGTGGACGTTGCGTATGTTAAAGTTGTCATAAAAAAAAAGGGGGAGCCGAAGCCCCCCATAAATGTATATTTAGAATGCGGTAGGTGCAGTGTTGGTTGTATGTAGCTCAACACAAGCGGCAGGATTAAGATAATCTGCGCCCATAGCGAGTCTTCCGAGGATTACATCACCTTGGTAGATGACAGAAACATCGCCAGAAGTTACTTGAACCTGTGGTCCAATAGTTTCTACAACACCAGCAGCTTCTTTCTGGAAGATTAATCCACAAGAAGTTGCGAATCCGTTAGCAGGACCATAATCATTATTGATTCCTGCAACAGAAGGTTCACCATTCTCAGTAGCGGCTCCAACAAATGAACCAGCATTATCAATAGTAGATGCAGTACCATACTTGCCTTGGAACGGAACGTTCATAGACTTGTAGATCTTGATACCAGCAATAGAGATAACACCACCACCTGTTTGAAGACCTGTACCTTGCTCGTCACGGTTGATCAAAGCATTAGAAGATACATTCTCTATTAGAGAATAGTATTGGCGTGGAGAAAGTACGGCAGCTCTCCCGTCAGAACTCAATCCTTTCTCATCTAAGACAGCAGCAGCTTCAAAGAAAGCAGATACTAACTTAGCAGAATCAAGAGCATCAGCAGCAGCACCAGTACCAGTACCAACCTGAAGGGTTGTACCACCTGGCTCTACCTTACCTGAAGCAGAGATTGGGTGTGCTACACGAGCACCACGTGAGATTGCACGGAAGATTAAACGATCATACTTTTCAGCAAGAGCATAGCCGATCTTCTTAGAGATTTCTCCTCTCAACTCATAATGAGCAAGGGTCTCGTCAAGGTCGTATACAAAGGCAGAACTGATCAATAGGTCATCAACGACTATTGTCTTTTCTGCTACTGGGGGATCGCCTGAACCCAAGATAGGGGTTCCTGGAGTGTGGAAAGCCGCACCCATGCGTCCTGTGTAGATGAACTGTAAACTCTTACCGTTCTTAAGTGTACGTCTCGTAACCATGTCACGAGCGATTGTGTTATGCTGGAAACCTTTGAATAGTTCTCCAGAAAACAATTGTAAATAGGTGGCGTACTTATCAGTTGCGCCTCCATATCCTGTACCGCTAGATAGATTTATCCTACCTAAGGCGGTTTGGGTAGCATTAGCCATTTAAAGAGTAAATGTGTATGTTTGACTTACTCTAATCGATTAGAAATTTTATTGTTGAAATTTTAGGGTATTTCATCACCACAGCTGCGGCAATAGGGTATCGAACGTATTCGGCCTAAAGCCAATCACAGAGAGGTCCGACACTGAGGTGCCTCTCTGCTTTGTTTACAAGGTAGTCAAAGCTTCTTCAATCCCAATCTCTTCTTCAAGATCATTGAGTTCTTTAGTTGCTTCTTTAACTTGTTCCACCTGCTTAGCTTTAACAGCTTCAGGTGTAGGGTTGTTAGTTATAAAACTTGTGGGTATAGCATTATCCATTAGAAAGTATACTTAGCTCCTGCTTTGACGTTGTATACATTGTCCAAGTCACCAGCAGAAATACCAGCGAACTCACCATAGAAGGCTAACTTATCTGTAGCCTTAAGGTTAGCCCCGACTTTACCAGAGATCTCAGTCTCAGTACCGTCAACACCATTAGCTGCTAGTACTGTTGGACCACCTTGAACGTAGTAGCCTACCTTCTCAGTACCTCCTTCGTAACCAACGTGAATATCTATAGCTCTAGCTACATATTCAGAACCAACATGACCTTGGTTCAATTCCGTGTTAATGTATACCCCAGCGAATGCAGGTGCAGACGCAAATGATGTTGCTGCGAGAGCAAGTGCAATTGTTTTCATTGTTTTAAATTAGATAGTTTTTGTGTAAACTACACCACGATACTTTAGTTTTACAGTCATTGTAATACCTTAGTACCTAAGCCCCGTTCCATGCCTAGGTTTCATGCGTCCATGATAAATGGATGAACGGACGTGATGTTTATTGCTTGAGTTTTTTGTAAATCTGATTAGCATCTAGTAAAATTTTAATCTTAGTAGATGGCTTGCTTGCTGACATTCCAGCATTAACTCTTCTGCTGAACTTATCATACATTGGATCAGGCATTTAATGTTACCTCTGTAGCCGCTAAATCTAGCGGGAAATTGTGTGCATTTCTTTCGTGCATTACTTCCATACCTAAGTCGGCACGGTTAAGTACGTCAGCCCATGTAGGGATGGTTCTTCCACCTGCATCAACAACGGACTGGTTAAAGTTAAAGCCGTTGAGATTAAAAGCCATAGTGGAGACTCCCATAGCGGTAAGCCATATGCAAGTGACGGGCCAAGCAGCCAAGAAGAAATGTAAACTACGGCTATTATTAAAGCTAGCATACTGGAATATGAGTCTCCCAAAGTAGCCATGAGCCGCAACAATGTTATACGTTTCTTCCTCTTGACCGAATTTATATCCATAGTTCTGAGAATCTAATCCAGTTGTTTCACGGATTAATGATGATGTAACAAGGCTCCCATGCATTGCAGCAAACAAGGCACCTCCAAACACACCTGCTACTCCGAGCATGTGGAAGGGATGCATTAATATGTTGTGCTCTGCTTGGAAGACAAACATGAAATTAAACGTACCCGATATACCTAAAGGCATACCATCAGAGAATGAACCCTGACCGAATGGGTAGACTAGAAATACAGCAAATGCCGCTGCAACTGGAGCCGAATATGCTACACATATCCAAGGTCTCATTCCTAATCTATAACTAAGTTCCCATTGCCGTCCCAGATATGCTGAGATACCGATGAGAAAGTGGAATACAATAAGTTGATATGGTCCTCCGTTATATAACCACTCATCGAGGGTTGCAGCTTCCCAGATTGGGTAGAAGTGAAGACCGATTGCGTTGCTTGACGGGACGATAGCCCCTGAGATGATGTTGTTTCCATAGAGTAAAGAACCAGCGACAGGTTCACGGATACCGTCAATGTCAACTGGAGGAGCTGCGATAAACGCAATAATAAAACATGTTGTTGCGGCTAGTAAGCAAGGTATCATCAGCACACCGAACCACCCCACGTAGAGGCGGTTGTTTGTGCTTGTTACCCACTCACAAAACCTATCCCAATTAGAGGATTGATTAAGAGTAAGTGTTGACATTAAAATACACCAGGAATAATCTGGCCTGTGAATATGTAGGCACCTAGTAAAGCTGTGAATCCTATCATAGCTAATTGCCCATTAGTGCGTTCAGCTGTTATAAAATAAGATTCTTCTTCAGGAGTTCTTGCTTTTGTTTCTTTAGCAAGAATGTTTTGCTTTCCGTATTCTGTAGTAACAGTCATTGACATAAAATAAGAGTTCAGGGTGGCGAGGATGATCAGTCAGGTCGCCACAAATACTAAATAAATGTATAAAGAAATATCTATAACCATACATACTCTACCTAAATATGTTTCTAATGCATATAATTTAGACATTCAAATTAGAACGTTCTATCTTTCTCTGAACATCTGCACGATAGGCTGGGTCTGTTTCATACTCAGGTTTATTCATATCCCTGACTACTTCAGCCATGCTTCTATAAGCATCACCAGCTACAGGTTTCTTACCAGTAACTATGTTAGAATCTCTACCTTCTGCTTCTTCCATTTGACCTACGAGTGCTTTGATTGCAAATTTAACAGCTGACTTATTACCAGTGGCTAGGACATCATCAAAAGATTCGATGTCATCTTTAGCTAGATTCTCACTAGCCCACTTCATTAGGTCATTATAACCTGACTCACCACCAGCTAGACCTTTAAGGTCAGAGACTTCTGATTCAGATAGCTCAGGTTGAGCAGCTGCTTCTTCTATACCTACTTCTTGACGTACACCTTTAAGGTATGCATCAACAACAGTTTTATTTAAACCAGCTTCACCTAGTTGATTGTACATCTCTTCAGTAAGAGTACCATTATTCTCAGCAAAATGCTGATTCATTTGAAATGGATCTATCTCAGCTTTCTGAAATACATCACCAAGTTGATCGCCATATAATTCTTTAGCAGAATCGTAGTTTACACTACCATCTTCGGCATAGAACTTAGGTGTCTCTGTTGCCTCAGGCTCAGGTGTTGCTACTTCTTCAGTAGACTTACCTTCACCCATCTTTTTCTGAAGCTCTATATATGCACTCTCTAAGTCTTCTGCATTCTTATACTTACCAGCTAATAATTGTTCTTGTTCTTTCTGCATCTCCTGACCGACAGCTAAAGTCTCAGAATCTCTGGCTTCAGCTTCAGCTAATGCTACTGGGTCATTAGATGGATCATAAGTTATCGTTGGCATAGGTGCTATTGTAATTGAGTTTGTAATTGAGCAGCAGCTTCACCAATATTCTCCGCTGCTTGTGGGTTCTTAGCGGGGTCTAGCATAGGAGCACTAGCAAGTTGACCAGCTTGATCAGTTAATGACTGCATCTGCTGTGCCTGCATTGCTTGTTGTTCCTCAGCTTGGACATCTTGCATACTCTTAACTAGGTTAAGTACATCAATTCCTTGTGCAGCTGCGAGGCGTTTGATAGCTTCGTCAGGATTCAAGAACTTCATCAATGCCTCTGGTCCCATTGTTTGTGAGACTGTAGTTACAAATTGAACTAAAGCTTCACGATCTTGACCACGACCTAATGCATTAACACCAGCTACTATGGTAGGTCTGACTAGACCTTTAGGTAATGCTGGTATCTGTTTAGATTTGGTGAGTGTATGCATCTTTCTACTTAGGTATGGTATTAGAAACTCAGTAGTTAAGAGTGAGAATAAACCACCCAACTGTTGTTCTAATTCCATCTGTGTCATACGAACTTCTTCCGCTGTAGTGCGTTCGCTTTGACGTACATTCAAGACAAGGAAAGCTTCTGCTAATCTCTTCTCTAACGTATTGACAAGCTCAAATGCTGTACGGAAGTCAGCAGTTTTACCTACTTGTACTACTCCTATATCATCTGGCCTTCCCTGAATGATAGCACCATTCCCTGCTTGTGCTAGGCTCTGAGGCTTAGTCACACTGCTGGGGGATACTGTGAAGATTACTTTAGCTGCTGCTGCGCTACCTTCCACGAGGGCTTGCATCAATGCTTCAAGAGACTTGAGGTCACCAAGGAACTCTTCTACTCTTGAACGTCCGTAGTCTTCTCCATCAACAGTTACAAACCTGAGGGGGAGCCAAGGACTCTTATCCTTTGGAGCTTTACCGTAGCTGTCAGGTAATCGTATGTCATCAGCTTCCTGATACCAAGTCCAGCCTGTACCTTTACGTTTAACACAAGTGTAGACATCAACATCTTTAGTGCCGTTGGCTCCACTGTCATCTACTGGGCTGTTAGGTTTCTTAGCTGTCTTAGCCGCAAACTGTTCTCCTAATAGTTCCCTATTAATTTTTTCACGAGTTACAATTTCCGTAACTGATCCATTACCATCCCTCTCTACTACATAACGGTTCAAAGGATACATCTTTAAACCTTCTGGTCCCATATAAACTAACGCATTACCTGTCACTACCAAGTGCTTGATAGCAGAAAAGATTTGAACACGATCAGTAGAGGCAGCAATGCTGTCCATAATCATTCGTTCAACCTTTGCAAAACTAAGATCTAATTCACTCTTGGCTTCAGCTGGTATCTCAACTCCAAGTTTAGAATCATCTAATTGAAGTTTGAAGAAGCTAGTCGAGGGAGGGAGTAAACCTAACATAAGTTTTGAACTTAATGTGGTAACTCCCTTAGCCCCTATTGATTGCCAAGGTGTTTTTAATTTAGTATAATTTGCAGTGACATCTTCTTGTGTAAGAAGAGATGGTATAGTTAATTGAGCACATTCGATTGCAATATCAAGGAAGGCATTACGATTACTTGTTAGTTCATGGTAACGTTGCCTTGCGCTTTTCATTAGTATGTCTTGTTAGCTCCAGTGTTGATACCTTGCATTGTTCCTGGACCAGCTGTGCCAGTACCAGCAGCATTCTTGGTAGATAATTGAGTGGTACCTTTAGATTTAGATTTCTTCGTTTTTTTCTGAGCTACTATTTTTGTTTTCTTTTTAGTAGTATCAGCTGGTGTTGGTGTAGGTGTTGCAGGGAGATCTGCTTTAACTTCTTCTATTGGAGGTGCGATAGGAGGTGGGTCGTTTGGTCTAACGTCAGGCAAGTCAGGAGCCTTAGGTGTTCTAAATAAATTTCCTAAACACATTGTTAATCTTGTAGTTGTTGTTTTAATAACTTTATTATTGATATCTGACCTGCTCGATAAGAGATCTGTTTAGGATCTAAGTTATGATCAGGAAATTTATCAGGAAAACGTTGTTCTAAATCCTCTACAATACGCTCTAGTCTTCCCCAATCAAGCGTACTTTGGGAGGTTTGTATTTGCATGTTCAAAAAATGCGGGCATTCTAGCTCTCTTGGTGTCAGAAAGTTCGGGTGCTTTGCCTTCGTACATTAACCGATCACTAGTATCGGTCCAAAATTTTCTGTCTAAATATTTGTCCTGAGTATTTCTACCTAGAGGCTCAAAGATCCAATTGACAGTGGCCTTCCTAAGTTTATCCAGAGAAGCAGAAGGGCGTAGCCCCATATCATGACAAACAAGAGAATTACATCCAACGTGGATCTGTTCGTCTCGGCTGATGTCTGCCGATACTGTCCGTAGACCAGCATCACCAGTAAACCTAAAGAAAGGGAGTAGAACAAAGAAGATTGCACGTTCAGCTACCAAGGCTTTAAGTATTTCATGGTCAGGATGAGCCATCCAAGCATCCCTTAATCGGAATGCCTCGGCTTCAGCCTTTTCATCAACGCCATGAGCGTTAGTTATATAACCAAGGGCAAGATCATGGTTGATCTCATCCTTTACGTTTGATTCGAGGAGATCCCTTGCAGATGAGGGAACCTCCTTTCCAAGTGTCTCTGTAATCCAGTCACCCACAGGTATTTCCATGTGGCGTATTGAGAGAGCACGGAAGATGGTCTCTTCTGCTCCCTCTTTAAACTTTCCAGCTGTTGTTTGGACTGGAGACCATTTTCTTTTCCTTGCGAGGAGTTTATCATAAGGTGTTTTCATTCTTGACAATCACATTGAGGGGGTTCAATAATCCCCTTCAAATAATCTTCGACATCTTCTTCATCTAATGCTGCATACGCATTGCTTTTATCTTGTGTGTCTCCCATTACCTGAAGGCTGTAGTAGAGGGAGGTTTGGGGCGAAGCCAACCACTCTTCCACGAAGCCATCGTTGTATTGTACAACATCGCTCCAGCTATTAAACGAATAGCCGTGAAGAAGTCCCGTATTGTTGAGCATTATCATTATGCCGTCTGCTACACGCCTGTATGCGTCCCAGCCAACTTCCGAAGCGATCTCAACATCGCCATAATCATAAGATTTTACCCCGAACGTACCGCTGTCACGGTCTACAGTCCGAGCAATTGGTGGTGCAATTTCTGGACAGGATGTGAATCCATCTTTATCTTTTGTATTATAGGAACAAGAAGCAGTAGGAGCAATAGCAAAAGCTCTCTCCATTTTATGATAATGAGCAACCTTAGCTGCACCGTTAATAGCATCTCTTAATGTACTAGCTATAATACCAGCAGTTCCTTGACTTATATTATTATTATTAATTTGATGCAATGCTTCACCAAATTCTTTGTAAGTTACTTTGTATCTTCGTAAGAGGTTGGCGAGTCCGAGCATTCCCAGCCCGACTTGCCTATCGTTTTCTTGGAGCAGATACTCTCCAGTCCTTCCAACACCTGTTCGGCTATGAAGGTTGCACAACTCGGACATACCTGTAGTGAAAGCCGTTTGTAAGCTGCTGAGTTCACAGGCACCGAGACTGACATGTTCGAGCAAGCACGTTCCACGTGAGCGCAAGTATACTTCAAGACAGACGTTTCCATAGATACGCTTCCCATTAGAGTCATGTTTAATTTTATTTAACCATATGTCACCAGATTTGATGCCATATATTATTGCTTCCCGTGTATTCGGGTCAGTATTTTTCCATTTTTCATCATCAAGGTTGACACACCGCTTGATCCACGGGAGTTCAGATCTAGGAGTAGTAATGAACTCGATAAGATCAGGATGGTCGATGTCCAGATGACACACAACCGCACCATTTTTGTAGATGCCTCCTCTTCTTAATGTTTCGTTGAGGACTGAGTATATTTTTGCAAACGAGATTGGGCCGCTTGCAACAAGACCCTTGCCGTTCTCAGTTCCTTTGGGTCTAAGGTTGGATAAGTGGACCGCCACTCCTGCTCCATAGCGGAGAGCATGTGACACAAAACGCCAAGATTTTTCAATGCCATCTTCTCCCTCCATACTGTCCTGTACTACAAATACAGTACAGGATACAGGTAATCTTCCTTCTGGATTATCCATCCAGTTTTGGACTCTTCCAGTCCTAGCGATCATGTTGTTCATTAAACTAAATCTTTTAAGTTAGGTAAATAATAGTTTGGACCCTTTAATACCTTACCATCTTGTCGGTATATTGGTTTTCCATTTTCATCTAGCTTGCTCATATTACTTCTATGAACACGCTTGTAAGCTTCATCTAAATCCCATCCAAAACATGCTGCCATTTGATGACAAACATAGACAAGATCAGTAAGCTCTTTTAATAAATGCTCTTTTGCTACAGGATGTTTAACATCCCATAACATTTCACGGGCTGCTTCAAGAAGCTCTCTGTGTTCTTCACTGATCAGCCCTATTTGCAAGTTGAGAGACCCACGCTCCAGTGATCCTTCCAGATTGAAAGCTTTTCGGAATTCGTATGCGCTCTTTGAGTAAGTGCTCTTTCTCATTAGTTAAGTAGTGGATAGCTTTTTCTAGGTCTGTAATAGGATCATCCTTATGACCAGCACGGCATACATATTTAATAGCATTACCGAGGTGATAGTTGAGTTGCTGATCTCTAATAAAATCCCATACTTCTATGGAACCCCGTTTATAATACTGGGGTCCATAGGATTGGTTCGTTTCGGTCATAATCAAAGTCAGTATGTTGTAGGATCTTAGCTAACCGTGCATTAAGTAGAGCGTCATCGTCTGATAACCCTCGCTCTTTAAATGCTTGACAAATAGCACCCCATTTATTATCAGGGTTTTTATTTAACAATTCGGTGGCACGTTTGATTCCGATTCCTGGGCATCCACCGTAACCGTCAGTTGGGTCGCCTGAAATTGATTGGATTAGATGCCAATCATCTCCATCTTCTTTTGTAATTTCTACAACATCATCCGTTAGGTTCCATAGATTTCCTGGGATCTGACGCATATCTTTATCTGGGCTGACGAGTATGTTGTCAACACTAGGGAATTGAGTGGCATCCATTCCGAGTGCATCATCAGCTTCCAACCCATCCCTTAGGACAAAGTTGTAATTTTCTTTACAATGGTTGAGCAAGCGTTTATATCCTAGAGGCTTACGCCTAAGTCTATGACCCTTGTAATCGGCACAAATTTTCTTCCTAAAATTCTTAGGACTAGAAAAGTATAGTACAAATTCATCATCAAACATTGCCTTTGTGACCTTTTTTAACTCTCGTTCAAAGATTTTAAGGACTTGGCTAAAATTAGATTGAGCAATGATAACATCATCACCAAAATCTATACCTTCCTCAGCAGCTTGAGCCGATTTATAAGCTAAAAAGTCGCAGTCAATCAATAACATTAATGTACCTCTGCCCAATTGTCGCCTATGTTAGCGTCAGCGGCAATCGGGATTCGTAATTTATAATATTCACCAGCTTGTGCTGCTGCAAATTTACATGCAAAAGCAACGTACTTAGCTGATGATGGTGGCGCACCAAACACTTGCTCATCATGTACAAAGGCGTACCTTTCATGAGGATAAAGTGTGCTGTTTAAAACTTCACTAGTACATATGCACCAACGCTTTGCGATTACCGCTGCCGATGCTTGTAAGAGATAGTTGAGGGACTTGTGCCCTTTGTCAACGCTGATATTACGACTGTCGATGGCACGGATGCTACCGCTTTCAGATACTCTTTTGGTAGCCTCAACAAGATCACTAAGACCAGGAATGGCTTCCATATAAGCTTTCCGTATTTCGGCCCCCTTCTTCTTAGCAGCCTCAGGGGATAAGAGGTTGTCATAGGATAAACCAATTTTCTGGTTGCCAGCACCGTATAGAAAGGCATAGGTAATAGTTTTGACCTGCCTTCTGGTAACTCCGATCTTGTCTGCATTGACTTGGTGGATGTCTCCATTAAGTAATATGTCTGCATACCTACCTTCATCGTAACGAGCTAGGTAATGTGCAAACATGCGTAGTTCTATCCCTGCAAGGTCACTGTCAACCAGTTTCCAGCCAGGTTTTGTAATAAAAAGTTCCCTACAATCAGCATCGCTACTGACTTGGGCAATATTGGGAGTAGCGTGAGCCATTCGGTGTGTAGCTGCTCCAATAAAACAGGAGTGGTGAAGCCTGCCATCCTTGACTAACTTCAACCATGCATTACTGCCTTGCGACAACATTCCGAGCTTCTTTTGGATAATCAGAATCTCAAGGAATAGTAATGATTCGTTTGTATTGATTTCCTTCAGGACAGTTTCATCAATAACTGCTTTACCTGTAGGAGTTTTTTTAATTGGTGTCCAACCTTGAAAGGTTTTAAACCACCAAGCAATATGTTCTCGACTACTAGGATTAAAATCCTTAAGCCGTTGCATTTCTGCACCTTTAACATAACCTTGGTTTTTGTTATCACGTTTTGGTGTGAATAGATTACCAGGCACTGCCCAGCATATCTTCTGTGTGGCCTCTCTAAGCTCCTCTAAGCGTGTTAAAAGAGTGTTCTCTAGTGCTTGGGCTTTCTTAACATCCAAAGGCCATCCAACCCGTTTTTGGTCCTGCATCATCTCAGCAATGCGATGCTCTAAGATGAGGGGTTCAGGTATTTTTGGAAATGTTCCCATAGTTTTGTGAGTACAACGACATCTTGTTTGCAGTATTCCTGCATCTCAGGGGTCCAATCCTTCCAATCAGTTGTCTGACCGAAATCTCCTTTACGACATCCTAGACGATACCCGTAGGCTGCTAGGCTATGTGATCCATATAACTTAGCTGGCATGTCACGCCACCTACGTTTAAGATCTATGTCCAAGAGGTTTGGATGGTAAAATCTACTGAGAATTAAGGTATCCCAGTGTTTAGCCATGAGCTTCCTGAAGAATGGGTAGTGCTTCTGGGCTTGTGCTACGTCATACGCTATCCCATTATGAGATACGATGTTATCACAAGCCATCAGATTAGTTAAGCCGTTAGCAATAGAATTACTAGCAGCCATAGGTAATTCTTTAGGATTATCCGCATATTTTTCATCATTATACTCCTCAACAAGACCTGTATCCAGATCTTGAGTGACTATACAATGGATGCGGGTGGAATCTAGCCCATCTGTTTCCATGTCAAAGGCTAGGTTTATACTTTTTTCTTCCATGTATAAGTTTTATCTTTAAACTGTGCCTTAGCAACAGCTTCAGATGATGGTGGATGCGGTTTTTTTAAGTATGTATACCAAGGGTGTTCATATTCACTGCCTTCAAAAATCCGTGGTCGGGTTGAACTCTTGTTCGGGTTTAATTTCATGAAAGTTACAAGTGTCTGAGTCGTAGGTAAGGTTACAGGCTACTCCGAGTTCTCCGCAGTATCTATTTTTAAGTACTCGCACAGTAGTTGAAGCTTTCGATTTATCTGCCTGCTGATCCCGTTCAAGCGCAATAATTCCATCTGACAATTGACCAATGCTGTGCGAGCCTCGAAGTTGTCCAATATTGACTCTGGCTCCTTCTTCGTGGTTATGATCACTTTGGGTTCGTCTGACATGGGATACAAGAAATAGTGAAATACCTGTTCTCTCGACTAGAGAACGTAAGCGGGTCATTGTTTGGTCCAGCATTCTCCTCTCATCTCCTTCGAGACCAGACATAAGAATACTAATGTGGTCTAAGAATATAAAACGACACTCCAATCCACTGGCAAGGTATTCGATCCTGTTAAAGATAATGTCAGGATCAAAACTGCCAAAGCCATCAAACATGTAAAGCTTCCAATTAGCAATGGTATTATGAAAATACTCTTTGAGTTGTTGCTCATTGTACTCTCCTAGTTGTAGATTGTGACCAACAGCCGAGGACATTAATCCAAGTGCTGTTCGTTTATTGTTTGCTTCAAGCTCCACGACCCCAACTGATTCCCCACTCTGGAGCAGGTCAGTTGCAAGTTGACGACAGAATGAGGTCTTTCCACTACCAGTGCCAGCAGTAATGGTGATAAGCTCCCCATACCTGATCCCGTGTAGCTTCTCGTTGAGTCCTTTGAATGGGTATTCATGGGCGCATGGTGCTTCGGGGGTGGTAATTAATTCAAGTAACGATTTAGCATCAACAATTCCGTCAGGGCGATACGTCTTTGCGTCCCAGATAGCTTTGCGTATTGCTTCGGGGTCACCTGCCTGAAGGGCTTCAGACGCATCCTTGTATTTCTCAAGTATAGCAATTTTTGCTTTTCCAGCTGGTAAAAGCTCAGCGCATTCTTGAGCTGCTGACCTACCTGCTTCATCATTGTCGTAAAAGAATACAACTTCTTCATAACCTTGTGTTAAGTCTAGTACTTTTTGTAGATCTTTCTTAGCCCCCGCAGCACCGTTAGGTACTGACATGTGAGGCCATTTTGGCATAGCTGCGTGTCCTGAGACAGCATCCATCTCCCCTTCATAAAGGGTCAGTCTTGACCCCTTATCTGGAAATAGATTCTGTCCGAAGAACTGGTTGTCTTCATTTTTACCGTCCCAGTAGAAGTCCTTGTCCTTTGTTTTGACCTTAGCTGCGACTACCTGACCTTTCTTATTAAAGTAATGGAAACGTAAAACGTCCCCATCCTTATGTACTCGGTACTTACGGCAGTCCTCTTCACTTAGTCCACGTTTGTTTAAACGTACTGGGTTACCTTTTAACATTGCTCGATTGCTCCGTTCTGGCTGATGATGGTGGATTGATCCATCCCCGCTTTCATAGTGGTCACATACAAAACAATAAGTATGTCCGTCAGAATAGCGTGAGCAGCCGTCTGAAGAACCGCAATGTTGACAAGGCTCGTGATGTAGGAACTCTGATTGTTCATGGTTTGAGCCAGTTGATTGGGATTGCATAATAAGCACACCACGGGAAGCCGTGTTTCTCGGCCCACATGGCATAAGTTGTCTTAGATTTTTTATTTATTTTATTATAGGGTGCCTGAAATACAAAACGAATATCTAAATCTGGATGTAATTTTTTTACGGCAAGCATCTTACGCCTGTCTGAGGGCTTAAAAAAACCCTTAGCTTCTAGGTATATATCCCTAACCTTAAAGTCAGGGATGTAATTAGCTTCTATAAAGTAATTTAATTTAGTACATTCGTACTCATAGTTAACCTCTAACTCGTCAAGTAAATCAGCCACCTGTTCTTCTAGGCGGCTACGCATTAGAAGTCTTCATCCTGTTCTTCTATTGAACAAGGTGATGCATCTACTATTTCAGGCGCATCTATCTTAAATCCTGTAGTAGCTCCACCGAATGTTTTCAATGCATCTTCAGCAGACATATTACCTTGATCGGTAACACCAGCACCGTTATTAAGACTAATAACTTGTACTGCCTTAAGCTTAAGAGATGTGCCTATATCTCCAGCTGGCATGATGTAAGGCTTCTGAATGAAAGCTAACTTAACTGTACTACCATTATAGATTGGTGTTTCTTTATCTGTGATTAAGGTACCCTCTGTATCAACGATAGCAGGGAATAACTTATCCTTATCTTTCCATGAGAATCTAACCTGATAGGTGCCAGGATTGTTCTCTAACTCCTCCCAAGGCTCAGGTTTAACAGTAACCCTCTTAGGGTTCTTAGCTTTTGATCGTGCCCAATCAAGAGCAGATTCTCTTTCTTCTTCTAACTTAGACACTATACTCTTAGGGAGTAGGGCTGATAGTTTATAGCCCCAATCCCCAGGTTTTAGTATAGCTTGGAACCCATCAAGTACAACGGGTTCAGGGGTGACGTAAGTGGTCATGCGGTTAACAAAAAAAGTAAGTGGACTTTTCTACTACTTCGGGATCTAATGTCCCTACTATAGGTGGCGGTTCTGATGCATTGATGGCTTCACCAAATCGTGTAAGCCAACAGTCGCTCGTGAATATTTCCTTGTAGGTTTTACGCACAAGCTCATTGAGTGTTCCCATGTCTGTTGCTCTAGTAAGTACTGAGTCATGGATAACGGTAAATGGTCCATTGAACTGTTGAAAAGAACGGTGCAACAGGGATGCATCTAAGGAGTGTATGTAATTAGGTGCAGTACTTAGCTTATGTTTTCTAGGACTTGCTATTATTTCTCCATTAGGTTTGGGTACTCTTATAGACACCCTACCTAATAGTTGTAGCTCCATACGCTCTGTCTCTATATTATCTCTACGTTGGTTGACGATAAAACCAGATGGTGTTACCCATTCAACGACTTCTGCTCCATTCTTAATATATTCTCCTACATGTTTCTTGATCCAGCGCATTACACGCATTGGACCAGGAACTATAGCATCCATGCTTTGATAGACTGCATTAACTACCTGAGTTAACTCCTCGGTGGTTGGTTCTATACCCTGTTCTTTAAGAGATTCTCGGATGTACGCCCTCGAACTATCTTTAGTTGAATTGTAGGGTATGGTCATTACGGTACGCTTTGTGGTTTTCCGTACCATCCAAGGATGCATGTACTCAGGTAAGTATTTCTTAGCCTCTGTGGCTACAGCTTTGTAAGCATCACTAGGTTTGTCAGCAGGGGCAACGTTAACAAGTTCAGCTGTTGATTTATCTTTAGCTAAACCTGCTAGTATTTGTAGCCCTGAACAGGTAGCATCTACCGCTACCATTAGACCTGTAGTTTTCTTGTCACGTTTAATACAACAGTGGTAGTGTTCATGACATGCTGCCATAAATTGCCACGGTTCTTCTACCTTTTCCCAATCGGGAAGGTTATCTATCGGGTCTAATGCAACCCTTGTGATTAAGTCTTTATTATCCTCTACCCATTTAAGACGATCAGACATAGTATCCTTATCCAAACCAGCCGTTGTAGCTACTTGGAAAGACAACCATTTCTCAGCATCTTTAGTGAGAGGTGACTCATCAGCAAACCTTATAAGGGACTTACCAAAGTCAGTATCTTGTGGTGTTAAGAATGCAGGTATAGGGTATGCTCTACCCCTATAGTCGAACGACCAGGGTAGGTAATAATACTCTTCATACCTAAACTTCTCAGCTGCTTCCAGTTGTGTGCGAGTTCTTACTGATCTTTTGAAATTAACCCGATCAGTATTATAAGCTTCAGCCATCGCTCTCCTCCACGCCAGACTTTTCTCGCTATCCTCATCAGCGTCAGGAGGTCTTGGAGGTTTGTAAGCTTCAGTAATAGGAATAAACTTTCCTACACTTCTCTTCAACTTCTTCAAGACTAAAGCTGTATCTAGTACAACTGTACTCACACGGTACTTAACGTTCTGAAGCTTGTTTAAGAAAGCCATCGGAACCTTCCCGTGTATAATGGTGGGGTTGCCCCTTCGTGTTAGCTGATGCCCTCGCATCATTCGGTTTGTAATGTAACCACCGTAGATAATACCACCGTTTACATCATAATCCCATTCGTCTGGGGTTACTAACATAGGCCAAGGTATACCAGCAAATAACTCAGCTGATTTGATTAGTTCTTCACGCTTACTCTTGAATAAATCTGTAGGTACCACCCTATAGATATGTCTTTTAATAGAAGAACGCTTTTTACTAATCTCAAACCAACCAGTAGTTTCAATTAAAGATACTAAACCCCATCTACCTAAACTAATTTTAGTTTTAGTAGGCCATCTATCCCAGCGTATATCACGCTCACCAAACTTTTGACTGGCTATAGTTTCTTTCTGTTGAGTACCACAAGCTTCATGGAAATATACCCTATTAAGGTATTCCATAAATTCAGGATGTTCTCTGTTGTACCAGCGGAATTTACATTCAGCTTCTAAAGCACTGCCAATTGAATCTAGTATTGGTGTTAGTTTGTCGGCTGCTTTAGTCTCAGGAGTGTTGAATACTCTGTCAAATGTCACCTTCAAGATGATGGTGGCAATAGCTAATGGTTCTAACTCATCAAGATACTTAGCGATAGGTTGATAAAACTTACCGTTCTGTCCGTTCTTGATCTTCCATTTAGTATCCTCAATCTTTTTAATTAAAACTGGTAAAGCTTCCCTTATTGAGGCCACTCCGTAAACGCTTGCTGAAGCGTAGGACTTCTCCTCTAGTTTTCTTGTTGACTCTTGTAGTCTTTGTTTGCCGCAGGCGATTGCCTCGGCCTCCAGAGCGAATTGCCTTGGCAACTGGAGCTTGTTGAGATTCACCATAGGCGAGATACATTGCGTATTCTTGGTCAGTGAGTTGATCAATCTCAAATTGGTTCAGATCAGACATCATAGTTTTTACATTGTTGGTCAGCGGGGAAATCCTCACAGTATTCTTCAATATTATTGAAGGCTTTCCAGTTTGGAAGGAAGAAACCAAGCTCACCTTGGTGATTAAGTTTAACATCTAACCTACCTATAGCAGCTAGAAGTACCATTAAATCAGTTGGTTCTTTTGGATGCATTACATCATCCAAGCGGTAGATCTCACCAGTGTCATCATTAACCCAATAACCTTTAGCATCTAGTAGTAGAGCTAGGTCTTGTACATTAATAGTCTTCTGTTGGGATCGTATCACGTATTTCGTCATGGGTGATAATGCTTAGTTCGCAGAGGTTTTCCATACATTTGTCTATGTACTTTTGAGCATAAGCGAATGACTTGTAAGACCGTTCTTCGACCTGACCAGTTATCCATTTAGATCTAACAATACACAGGTATTCTGGTTTGAGATCCCACTGACAGGCTGCATGGAAGCCATCTTGGATTGTATAAGGAGTTGTTTTGTCAGATGCTTTCCAACGCATGACCTCCCTGATCCTATTTTTATAAGGATCTTTTGATCGTTTCATGTTTGTCCAATTGGGAAATATCCTGGTGAGGATGGTAAATCTCGGTGGGTGCTCCAGTTAGCAAGGAAGGTTATACCCATTAGTATACAGAATGTATACGCTAAGGCAAACCTCACTTCTTACGCTCCACGAGAAAGTCATATTTGTCCACCATTGTTTTACAACCTTCGCAGAATAAACCACACCAGCTGAAATGGAAGACACGGGTACCACCGCCACAGTGAGGGCAGCGGATAACTCTCCCGATAACACCAGCGTTGTCACATCTGGTGTACCTAGTCATAGGTTCTAAGTTATCATGGATAACCTTGGTATGTACTACCTTACCATGACGGATGATTAGTTTCTTATAGGTCTTGGCAGACATTGTTTCTTAGTGGTGGCTCATAGAAGATGGATTGATTCTTAACTCGTTGTGATTCTACTAGAATCTGAGCAGATTTGATAGACATTCGTTCTAGGATTACCTCCATCTGTGTTTGTAGGTGCTTGAAGTCACCTATCAGTGTGTTCAGTTCGGTCATAGGCAGTGCTCGGCTTGATGATGGTGGATAATGTCAGGTATTTGAGTGCTTTAAACATCATGTCGGGGTCATCGTTGAACTTACCAAAGCCAAGGTTGCAGCTATTACACACATAGCCTCGGAAGTTATCGGTGTGGTGACAGTGATCGAGCACCCAAGCCTCCGTAAAGCGTCCACAAGCAGGGCAATCCCCTGGATCTGGTGTTGGGTGTAGTTTACGTAGCCTAGCCCGTACAGAAGCCATAGCGTTGGAGCATTTCTTACATGTATTCTTACGTCCAGCTGTTGCTGTTGAGAATAATGGGAATGACTCCACAGGTTTGGACTCCATGCACTTACGGCAGTTCTTTAGATGATGCATTAGATGTCACATAATACGGATAAGCGTTTGGTGTGTTGTTTAGAGTTATCCTCAGGATACTCCTTATCATTCATAGGCTCATAGAAGTCTTCCATGTCCTCGTCATTCTTTTCATGGTCTTTGTTCTGTGACATTTAGATCGGATGAGTAGTCAGTGTATACAAGTGAGTCCTCAAGGTCAGCTATTCCTAGCTCCTTAAGGTACTCAAGCTGAGTCTGTTCAGTATCCTCGAAGGTAACAGTCACTAGACTCTGCTTATAATCCATTTCGTAATTGATAGCTCTGGATAAGAACGTATCAAGTACACCCTTGTCAAAGTACATGCGTACCTTATTGGTCATGTCAGTGTATGTGCTCATGAAGCCATCCTCCAATCATCTTTGAAGTCTTCTACTATGTCATAGTACGTGACACGGGCTGCCTTGATACAATTCTGGTTGACCCAGAACCCATAACTCATGCGTGGATTGAGGCATAAGTTAGTGATGGCTCTCTTAGATACATTCTCGTAGATGTAGATGTCGCCACTGTTACAAGTAACACGAACTATCCCTCTAAAGAAGTTAAGAATAACAATCTCTTTAACCCATTGTGATGTGCGCTTTTTAGGTTGGAACTTTAGTCTCATAATAAATAAGCAAACTACATTGGCGAGAGGCGAGAACCCCTCATGCAGCCGTGATTGTGGTCAACAGCTGCAAGTGAGGATCATCATATGGTGTAAGTCTCACCATTCTCAATCCTTTCCTGTCTGTACCTCTTGCGTTCTAGTCTTAGAATAGCAGTCCAGACATCTTCGGGGATAGGCTGACCATTAGTCATGGTCGGTGATGTCCCAATATCCTGATGGGTGTGATCGGTACTCATAATTAGTATCGTGTAGGTGAGTAAGTGCTGCCAACACTGCGGGATCTTTTAGGGCACTGCGGCTAACTAGTACCCTGCCTTGATCAATAGGTATTAGATCAGACATTGTGTATCCTCTTGTAAGTGACCCATGTGATAGCTTGGATGTCAGAGTTTAAATACTCTTCATTGAGTTCCTCATTGATGAATGAGGTAGCATCTCTGTATCCTTGCTTGATTGTTTGCCTTAAGCGTTTACCTATGGCTGGTACTTCCTTGACTGGAAGACGCACACCCATAAATATACAGTAGGCATGTCCGTCAATGCAAACATCATTGACCTCAGGTCTAGTGATGCAGTTGAAGAACTCATTAACCTTAGGTCCATGTAGTATGGACTCGATAGACTCGCCAGTATCCTGTAATATTCTAACTGCCTTCTCTTTGTTGAGAGGTGGAGTAGAACATTTAACTGCTAGTGCGTCCTCAGCTGTACCATATGTCCATGCCTTGAGCATAGTCTCAGCATTAAGAACATTAGTAGGCCACCTGTTAAGTGGACTGAGAGCGCATAGAACACCCGCTGCCTTGTCTGTGCTTGTATTGAAGCGTTGACCTAGCTTGTAGGCGATCCTGTGAGCTTCAGGGTACCAAGTAATGCCCTCTATGACCTCAAGTGTTGTTGCTTGAGTGAACATAGAGACCACGTTGCGAGCTTCTCTTGATAGTTGAGAGTAACTCATAGTGCCCCAGTGATGGTGGTTGTGGAGTGTTCAGGAATTACACCTGAATAAGCCTAGCCACTCCACGAAATAGTTCATATGTATTACACACTTTCACTTAGTCTTAAGTCAAGGGATAGTTGGCTATCATAGTACATATGAACTAGTTTAATTAATCATGTTCATTTGTTTGACGCAGCAACGGCAGAGATGCCACGTTCTCCCACATCATCCCCAAGTCTCCCTGACCCCTCAAGGTCTACAGTTGCTTAGGTAACGCTTGCCAAGGCCAGTGACGTTAGAGTATAAATACTCAGGTTGTCCGTTTAACTCTTTGGGTTTCAAGCTGTTCTCTTCTTACAAGGAAGAGTCCTGATGTTTGATTGTGTTTGGTTTAATCCTCCTTTGTTTTGTATACCTGTACAATATAGGAGATCAGGTAGTTTGCAATGAGTAGAAATACTTAGCTGTTCGTTTTGGTATCGGTTGATACATTTGATAGCTAGGCACGTTGATGATGGTGGTATCGTGTACCCTGGTATTTCTTGGGCCTAGGTATTTATACTTAGGTAATTATACTTAGGTATATATACTTAGGCATTAATACTTAGGTATAATTGCTTAGGTATATGTACTTAGGTAATAGTACTTAGGTATATATGCTTAGGTGTTTGTACTCATAGGCGAATTAGTTTTGCTTATACCTGTTATAACGTGGATTTATCTCTTGGCAACCTTCTGGGTATAATTACCTAGTAAACGGTGTTGGATTCCTCACATACAGATGTCAATAAGTATAAATACTTACCCCGCAAGGTAGTAGTACATATGTATCACTACTTGGTGGTAGACGTAGGTAGAAATACTCACCCCGTGTGGTAGTAGAACATATGTATCACTACCTTTCGGGAGTAGTACTAATGTACCACTACTAGTACAAATGTACCCCTTCGGGGGGTAGTCAGTACCCCCAACGTTCTTAATACCCAACAGAAAATTATGCCAAAATTAAGGGGCTAGGGTTGCCCGCAAGACATCCGCAAGTACTCGATAACTAGAAGCGACATAGATCTGTCCTACAACCACACACACAGTCGCTAGGGACCAGAATATATAGTAGTTAGCGGATTTCACTTGCTTGGGTTGTGCTGGAATGGTCATGGGTCAGGTAAAGATAGGTAATATAGCTTAACGGTCCTATTATTCTTAATAGAAGGATAAGCGATAAAAGCTTTTTAAAGGTATTCAAGGTGTAGAAGAGGAGTAGTTTCAAAAGGATCGTAGAGTTATTACGATAGGCGAAAGGGGAGAAAAACAATCTCCCCCTTCTTTGACCGCTGTTTCCACACACGGGACGCACCACTTCCCCGTGTATAATGGTGTGGTTGCTCTAGATCCAAGTAGGCAAGGGCTTCCCTGTTGTCTTTCCTCTTGCTTCTTGTCTTTGTTGGAGGTTCATTCCGAACACCATATGGTTGGCTGCTGCTTGAGGATTATCCTTCCACTCTTCTTCTAAATCCAACCACTCTTGATCTCTTCTTGTCTTTATAGCGTCTTTAGCTGAGATAGCTAAGGCATCGGTAAACCATTTAACCCCTTGGGCAAGGGCATCGATTCTGTCATCGTGTTTAACGGCCCCTTTTTCCCTGCACATGCGGGAGATTTGGTATCCAAGCATATATTGGAATCTAGTTTCAGTTGGCCTCTCAGCACCCGATTCATAATCCCACTTAATAACCTTGGGGTCAACAACCAGCCTGTGCTGATTAAAGCAAGGCTCAAGACTGTCAATGATGCGATCTTCTTTACGGACATTAGCTCTAGTTTCCTCTATGTTAATTGATGTTTTAGTGTTGATACAATGTTTACGGAATAGCTCTGACACTATACCATCTCCAAAGTTACTCTCAATGAGTAGAGTGGAGGCTTTATACTTTCTACAAAGTTTAAGGATGTCTAATAATGTATTGTCTGAATAACCGTCTGTAGAGGCGTAGATTTCATGTAAATACATAATCCCATTCAACTGGGAAATAAAGCAGGCTACAGTCTCATCTGAGCCCCTTCCAGAGGGGTCTATGGAGCAGATAGTTTCACTATACTCCTGCCACTCCCCCTGAGTCTGCATTGGTTTGTAATAATAGTCCCCTGGGAGTCCTACACAGGGCAGGTCTTTAAGGATATTATCAGGATCAGAGCACCATATTATGTTTTCTGGTGCGTGGGTCGGATTGACGGGAGTAACGATGAGATCGGCAAACTTGAGAGGAAACTTCTCAGCATCAGAGAGAGAAGTATCCAACATAAACTGTAACATAAAGTTACTACGACCCATAGCACTCTCACGTTCCAAGAGATCCTCTTCAAGAAATCTTGTATCTGTTGGTTTCCAAGAGAGGTCTTTTTCATTTTCTAAGTCAGCTGCAAGCTGTGGTGAGAGTAAACCATCATACATAGCCACCTTTCGAGGGTATCTAGCAGGCCATACAAATGGCTTATAGTTACGCTCTCTGAGCTTGTTATAGACGGTAAAAGTAGTCTGAGGAGTTCCAAGGAACATGATGCGAGAATCAGGCTTAGGAGTGAGAATAGACTCACACTCAGTAACAAGTTGAAGAAGTTTTTCACGTTGTAGCTCGGTCATACTGTTATTAGGGACTTCTACATCATCTAATACCATCAAATCAGCACGGCTTCCCGTTAACTGACCTGTAATACCCACAGACTTAACTGAAGGTGCTTGGTGAGGTGCAGCTGGTCCTACATCAAAGGATACTCTTGACCACCTTTGGTCATCATTCTTAGGCTTTAACTGGCTCATCCAAGGGACTTCCAGTATTAGTCGTTGACAGAAGATTGAGAATGAGTCGGCTCTATCCTTAGAAGCCGATACAACCATAATCTTCTTATTCGGGTCGTTATATAACGTCCAAAGAACAAAAGCCGCAGTAATCCAAGATTTACCAACGCCTCGAAAAGCTTGAATCTGGAGTCTCTTGGGTCCATGTTGTAAATATTCAGCAATACAGAGTTGTGCTCTAGTAGGTTGCGGTAAATCTAAGTGGGTCCATACAGCTGTAAGGAAGAACCTGAAGTCCTCCCTTAGCTGGTCATATATTGTCTTATGTTTTTTCTTCATTCTATCCAAGTAAGGATTCTATTTTCTCTAAAAGGGTCTGGAGGGAAACTATCCCTAAACCAATCTAGCCAGTTTTTGCTTCCTTTATTCTGATTACATTTAGTACAAGCGGGAACACAGTTCCTAGTGACATTAGTACCCCCCATAGATCGGGGATGTACATGGTCAATGGTAAGATCATGTTCTCGATAGCGTTGTCCACAATAAATACATTCATAATTGTTTGCCTCTTTAATAGCTTTTCTCCATAGTCGCTTTGCTTCAGCTGACTGCATAGCTAAAAGATTGAATAGGTAGTGTTCAGAAGTTGGAAGGATAGGTGTCATTTTTTACTGCGATTTCGTGCTCTGTTTGTCGATGGATCTTCCCGTACTAAGGTACCTTTCGAGGTATGCGAGTAGTCTTTTCCACCTTTACCATAGTTACCATCCTTTCGTCTGGCACGGTTCAGTTCTGCACGATAATTTTTATTAGCAGTAGTTTTATTCCTTTGTCTTTGTGCAGCATTTTTCTTTGCCTTAGAAGCGGGATTATCTCTATAATTCCGTGCGCTCCGTTTCAGCTTACTGCGGGGCATTGCTCTTGGAGCCATTATCTATGCACCGCTTTCTGTACAGCTTCAAAATCTACCTTCGGCATTAGGTCTGCTAATTTACCCAAAGGTGACTCATCAAAGCCAATACCAGTGATGTCATTTTTATATAACCAGTCCGTAGCAGCTTTAAGGTCTGCTGTGGTAGCTTCGCCAGATTTAATACGGTCAATCAGTTCTACAGTTACAAGATTATGTAAAGCATTAAACTGATCCTCTGTAGCCCGTTTATCCATCATCTTTTATTCCTGGAAATAAATTACGTTTGACAATTTCTACCGCTTTATCATCGATAGTATTATCTGTAGTGTTTGCATAAGCTTCGAGTAATTGAATGATCAAATTCTTCACAGCTGTTGTGGAAAGAAATGCCATTAGGATTGGTTTAATCACGATCATTTGTCATTAGTAGGTTTTGTTGGACAGTCGAATTCTTGTTTATCCCAAGGGAATTTCTTCTCTTTAGGAGTACAAGTTTTGTTTAAATATTCTTTAACAGCAGCTTTTTTCTTTGCTTCATACGCAACTATAGGTACTACATCGTTACACATAGTATATACACGAGTACCTTCAGCTAACATGAAACCTTTTCGTTGGAGTTCAGCGCATCTCAACATACGGGTTAATTCATAGTCAAGTCGCATCTTCTCTTCAATCCGTTGAGATATACGTTTACATCTGCGTAAACCTGATATATCTAAAGGGAACATAAAATTAACTTGGCCTCCCCAATTTTCAGCTATTGTATAAGTTCTTTGGTTCATCTCATCATCATACGGTGTTGTATGATTACCCATATAGAACGGTGAGAAAGTCATCGTGGCACCATTGCAGGACACCCCAGAACCATAGTGCTGCCTTGAAGGAGCACCATTATTCTGGAATTGGACCGCTTGGTTCGTGACATTTCCAGTCGCTGCTGCAACGGGATTAGACACATTATTAGTTTCGTCTTCAGCTTTTACAGGAGCTACTGAGAGAAGACAGACAAGGAAACAGTAGTAGAGTCGGTTTCTATAACTCGATCTATTTCTGTTAGCTCGATTACTTGACTTGCTGCTCGTGTCACGACCTCTAGTGAGAAGTCTGAACCAGCTGTTGTCATGTTGAAGATTGAATCGCTGTCTACTATTCCTCCAGAGCTTGCTGATGAATGGGTTATGTTGTCCCCAGACCATTTGTTTAACGCTGCTCCATAGGTTGTAGTGGTGATTTCTTCTGTTATTTCTTGAGTTGTAGTTGTAGTGCTGTTCATCGAACCTTGAGTAAAGTTGGGTTGAACTAGCTCTGCTCGTACAATAGTTGGTGTTAGCAGTAACAACGGTAAAAGCCATAATTTTTTCATGCTTTAGGTTTGTCTTTAACCATTGGACAGTTTACGGTACCTTTGTTTTTGTTATTATTACCAGTGGTCAAACCAAATGTGGCAAGGGCTCCCGTAAATACACTGGCAACGAACGTGATATCTGAGTTACCTGATTTCTTAACCATAGGTAGCTCGACATAATTCATAGTTATGATCAGATAAAGCCCGACCAAACCACTACTCCAAGACGTACAAAAGTACCAAGAATCTGTATTTGTTGTTCTTGATCCTCTGCTGCATCTTTGAGTTTATTTAGGAGGTTTGGTTTCGGGCTTCCTTTTTCTTCTTCTGGTTTTCCTTCCATGTATCTACTTTTTTCTGTAAGAATTTTTGTACTTGTTTTTTAATCTTATTGAAGAAAGGTGTAGCAAGGGTCGTAGTGGCTACAGCTGCTACAGCTGCATAGGTAGCCGTAGCTACCACTTCAGCAGTTGGAAGAGGCAAATCTATCTTTATAACAGGCACCCTTAAACTTGGTTGTTCAGTTTTAGTTTCTGTCTCTTCCTTTTCGCTAGGTACTTCTTCCATCTCCACTCCCTTAGGTGCTTCCAAATTTTGAGGAGGAATAACAACCGTTGGAAAGATTGGCATCTCTGCTGACGGTTGCTTTAGATCAACGCTAGGCATGTCTAAAGCACTTGGAAGTTTACCTCGACCTAAATTTATAGATGGAATTTTCATTAATCAATTAAGACATATTAAGAAGGCTTAGTGGGCCATGTGATGTCCCAAGGAAAACCACTTTGGTCAGGTAAATCCCTTAAAGCTTGTCTGTAAGTTTTCCATTCTGCTTTCTTGTCATCTGTCAGGTCTGGTGAAGTTACTGTCCATTCGTATTTATTTAAAAGGTCATCCCTTTTACTTCTAATATCTCCTGCTTCAAATGGAGTATTATAAGTTTTCCATTCTTCGGCTGTTTTATATTTTGTCCAATAATTAGGATTTGCTTGTAACTTTTGTTTTAATATATCCTCTACTTCTTCTTTAGTAGTAAAAGGCTGACGAGTTTCTGGGTCGTAGTCAGGCATGTTACATTCCCATTTTGTTGTCCCATCTTCTTGAGTTGCTATCCATGCAGACTCAAGATTGTCAGATACCGTAACCGTAATAGTTGCTTCGTTAAGTTCGCTTTGTGGAATTTTAATATTAAGCATCAGATTCAACTCCAATTAGTCTAAGGTGAGCACTGTTGGCCCCCTCTTTTTTCACAACACTGCCAGCTACTAAGTGTATTTTAGTGTTTGGAATAGAGTAAAATGCACTACTAGCAGCATATAATCCATTTATATAGCCAGGAACCTGCTGATCATTAACCTTCCAGTTAAAGTAAGAATTCCTTTGGATCATTCCAATAAATTTCTTCCCTGCTGGAACTGTGTAACAAATCACATCGTTTGCACTACTGGTGTTGTCGACAGTTATTTGATCTCCCACTTGATATGGAGCTGTGGTTGGATCTGCTATTGCCACTCCTCCTGATGATGTAGTTGCTACTACATTCGCTGTTAATCCCATAATTAATAATTTAAGTAATTAAAATTCCTGATGTTCTTAGATCAATATTACCAAAGTTGCCATCAGCAGCACTTGGTTCTTGAACTGCTCTGTAAGTGCCAGCTACATATCTATATTCACCGTCACCAGTTCCAGCCTGTGTGATAGATGCATCATAAAAGGTCGTAGCATTTAAAGCATTATCAAAATCTAAAATTTGCATAGCTGCCCCAGAAGAGTTATCTACTCCACTTGTTTGGTTCCATTTATCACCAACAAGGTATGCATATCTTGGTACTCCTGGGGAGTGCATTACTACTCCAGCAGGATTACCAAACCTACGACCATCAACTGCTAAGTGTCTAATTAAATTTCTAGCTTTATCAGTTGAATCAATATCAAGATCATTTGCACCTGAATAACCTGCTCTAACACACCACTTTTTATTTACAGTAGCACTACCTGAATTACTAACATAAGCTTCTAAACTTTTACCAAGATTAGAAAGATAGATGACGTTGTACTCGTTTGTCCAGCTACTACTACCAAAGTGACCTTGAAAAGCCCAATACTCACCCGCAGTGTTTTTCACTAGACCAATAGAAGTTCTATTGTTGTCCACTCCTGATATATAGTAAGTACCACCGTGCCAACTCCAATTAGTTTGATAACCATATACTTTTCGAGTTTTACCTGTAGTTAAACTAACTAATCTAAGAGATGCATTGGCATTGTTAGTACCACCTGTAATTAGTACATGCCCATCCATATAGTATGAACCAGCAGCACCTCTTTCTAAAGAAACAGTTTGGTTAGTTGAATCACTACCATCGGTCTTCATAGTGACTGATGTATATGTATTTGAAGTACCTAATGTAGAGGTATCATACTTTCTAAAGAAATTTTCACCATCTTTAAAAGTATAGAAATACCTTTCTCCATCCCAAACCGCAAGGGTATGGTCCATGCTACTTCCATAAGTTGTAGTTGATGTTGAGTTAGTTTCATAACGTCTGACTACAAAATCTCCGTAATCTTTAACTCTTTTTATAAAGTAAAACCTACCATCTGCACCCCACCAAGAATCGGAGCATCTAGTTATACTTTGAGATGCTACAGCTGTATTCCAGTATCTTGAGCTATACTGGGTAGCAGGAGTGGTTGGTCCCCAATCAGCAGTGAAATCTTCTCCTTCAAATAATACACCTCCAGCACCGTATACTCTAACAGTAGCAGTACTGTCACCAGTAGTATCTTTGTTACCTTCTCCCCAACCTACTCTATGTACACCTGTACTTACTAGTTTTTGTGAAGTAGTGGCTATTAACGTTTGAGAGTTATCTAAAATTTCGTTACCACTAAAACCAGTTGTACTACCTTGTGCAACTGTTGGTCCATCTATTGAACCTTCTTTAAGAGTAATATTTCTTAAATTGTCGTTTGTTAAAGAAACAGTTTTAATAACAGCTTTTTGAGAACCTGTAGTTGTTGCGAGTGTTACCCCTGGATTTTTTAAATCTGAGTATTTTTTGCCAGTATGAGAGCTAAACTCTTTTAATGAATCTGCCATTTTTTATAAATTTGTGAGTTTTAATATAGAAGTGATGTCTGCACCTCCTCCAGAAGAAGCACTAAATTGTAAATTCCCTGAACCATCTGTAGTTAAACTAGCGTTTGCAGCACCATCGGTAGCAGGTAATGTCCAAATAACATTACTACCAACTGTAGCTGCTGCTTTAAATCCAACATAGTTTGAACTATCAGAATCAGCAAAACGAACCTCTTTTTGAGCATTTAGTGTTATATCTCCAGTAAAAGTAGCTCCAGAAGGACCAGTTACAGCATCTACATAAGCCTTTACTGACTGTTGTGTTGGTACTTTTGTATTACTGTTGGAAGACATATTATCTTCATCAACACGGTCAGAGGTTGTTAAAGCAGCGTCTAGTTTTGTATGATCAGCATTCGTAAAGGTATTAGAATCACTAGCTGCTTCAACCGCAGCTGCTATGTGATCAGCAGTAACAACACCAGTTTGACCATTAACACTGGTTACATTTGCAGTCGGTGACGCAAGTACTGTGAAATCAGCCATAGTACCAGCAGTACCACTATTTCTAATATAAGTCTTACTTTCATCAGATCTTATAACTACATCACCTTCTTGCGTAGTCAAACCTAACATAGCTGACTGATTAGCAGCTGTTTGGGTTTTAGTTATAGCAAGTTGATTTTCCCATTCTAAATTTCCTGGAGTACTTGCACCAGCTTTTAAATACTGATTAGCTGAAGGAGCACCCGCTGGCATTGTTAAAACATAGTTAGTTCCAACAACAGCTGGGGCAGTTATAGTAATATGGTTTGAATCATCATCGTCATTTAAACGAAGATTATCAGTAACCACTAAGTTACCAGTAACCGTTGGGTTTGAAATTGTAGGTGAAGTAGCACTTAAAGCCGCAGCCCAGCTAAGCTGACCTGAACCATCTGTTTTTAAGTAATAGTTAGCTGTACCATCAGCTGTAGGCCAGTTTAAACTATCAATAACAACTTTACCTGAACCATTAGGAGTCAGAGTTAAGTCAGCATTACTAGCTGTAGTGATATTACCTGTATTGATTGTAACATCTCCTGAAGCACCTAAAGTACCAACAGTTGTGTTACCTGCTGATAATGTACCTGTAGTACTAAGATTTTCATTACCAAAACTAATTGCCCCAGTACTATCAGTTATAGTCGCTGCATTAATAGTTGTAGTATCAACTACTAAAGAACCACCAGTAATAGAACCAGTTGTACTTAGATTTTCATTACCAAAACTAATTGCCCCACTACTATCTGTAATAGAACCATTAGCAAAAGTTAAGTTACCAATAGTTGAACCAGTTAAAGCATTAAAGGTACTTCCAATAGTGACTACACCAGTTCCAGATGGATCAATAGTTATATTATCATTATTGTTACTTGTAACAGGGCCAGTTAAAGTAATACCTTTAGATTCTACCTTACCAGATCTCTGATCAATAGTAAACGTTTCACCAACCTTAAACTTACCAACATGGTTAGTACTTGATTGCCAAACCTTACCCATATTTCTATTGATAACTTCATTAGCCTCAATAGGTACACCTCCATTCTCAGGAGCAGCACGATAATCAGTCCCAGCACCTACATATTCAAATGTATGACCACCAGTACTAACATATGACCTTTGATAGAAGTTTACTGTAGCACCATCCGTAATAGCGTTGGTTAAACCATCGTTGATTGCTGGATTAGTACTATTAGTCTTCATTATAGTTACAGTCCAGCCATTTGTAGCTGTCCATGAACCACCTATAGGAGTAGCTGACACTATTTCATAAGTATCAGAACCTATTGTAACTAAGAAACTATCTCCTGGTCTTAAGTTCGTTGTAGTATTATTAAATCCAGTACCAAAGTAACCAGATGTAATAGTAGTTGGATCAATATTAAATGAAGTCTGTCCAGCAGCTTTAGCCCCATCTACTGTAGAAGTAAATATTGTTGTGGATGATTTACCATCTGCTATTAAACCGTACCGACCATAGTCAGTAGTACAGTTAGCAAGGTTAAGCATACCACCGTTAAGACTCTTAGCGTGATAATGACAGAATGTTCCAAAGAATGATACTAATTGAGCGTACCCGTTATTAGTACATAGTATTCCTGGACCATCCATGTTGATTTGAGTGAATGCGTCAACAACAAATGACCTTAAAGGACTTGTTGAAGAAGGTACACTACCATCTACAAGTATACCACCAGCTGTCATACCAGAATCTCTATCTCCACCTAGTCCACCAGTTTGTGTAACTGGGTCGTAAGCAGCATTATTGATGTCTGTATCAGATATTGATGTACAGTTTTGTATATATGGTGACTTCTTGAGAGAACAGTTAGGTCTAAATGCAGCTATCCATCCTTGTACAGGAGGTAAACCATAAGTAGCATGAGGGTCTATGTTAGTTCTTTGCTCATTTCGGTTTGCTTCAGGCACATATCCTGTAGCATCACCCCTTGCACTAGCTGTAGAACCACCTGAAGTAGTCCAACCACCAGCTTTAAGACCAGAGAAAGCAAATCCCCAAATATAAGTACCACTATTCATCTCAAACATCGTTTCATATTCCGATGTTCCGTTTATAACAGCATCTGAAGCATTAAAATCTTTACTTCTATCGTACCTTTGGGTGTTACTTGGGTGTATAAAGCAACTACGCATTGTAGTACCAACAATAGAAACGTTATCAGCTTCTACACGTAGAGGTAGAACCTCTTGGTAAGTACCAGCAGCAACAGAAAGCATCCAACCTTGACCTACACGACCTGCTTGGTTGGTAATTGTACCACCACTCACGTATGTATGAGCCAAACCTGTATCAACTGTTGTCTCTAATTGACATTCAAACGTAGTATTACTTGTAATATTAGATACAAAACGTAATGGATCGTCTGCTTCAGGGAAAGTATGGTTGTTGGTACCACCTCCATAGTTACAACTCCAGATTAACCCAGCCATAGTAACTTTCATACCAACCCTTAAATTATGGTTAGCGTCTGTTGTTACTTCTAGTAATCCAGTTTGATGGTTATAACTTGCAGTTGTTACATTAGTTGTAGTAGTTGAAGATATATTCTCGTTTACATCAAGTAAAGCACCTCTAATAGTCTTCTTAGCCTTAATGATTCTATGACCATCGTTAAGATCATTACCATTAACAGAGTCTACATATACTACCTTAGGTTGTGAAGTAAATGTACCACCTGAAGTGATAGCTCTCCAAACACCAGTATTAGCACCAGTCTTTTCCCACATAGAAAGAGTCTGGTCATTTAAGTGGTCATACCATATTTTACCTTCAGTAAAGTTAGTTTCTGTAGGAGGAGTACCTTTATTGGTTGTATGGCTATACATTATAGCGTCAAAACGCTTTGCTAAAGCCTTACCTGTAGCAATACTGTCATCACTATCCCAATCAGTGTTAGGATAGTTAGCTACAGTTGTAGAAGCATCTAACTCTGCTGATGTGATTACATCATCATTCCTTATTTTAGCTAAATCTACAGTGTTATCTGGTATAGATAAGGATACCTCCCCATCAGCTGTGTATGTTGTTGTAATAGGTACACTAGACTGAATCTTAACAACACCTTGTTGAGAAGTGGTAGAGCGATCTACACCAACAGTTACATCACCAACAGTACCACCAACAGCATGAGATACATTTATAGCATCTCCACTAACTTGGTTTATCTTAATAATACCTTGTGTAGTAGGAGTAGTACGATCAGCTGAAACGACAGCATTCCCATCATACCCAGCATCACTTTCATCTGAAGGGCCAACTTTAATACCATGACCTGAGTTGACAGTAATAGCACCTTTATTGCTTTTAGTACTGTTTTCTGAACTAATTACAGCATTACCGCTAGTATAATTAACATCTATTGCCTCACCTTCATTAATAGTTACAATACCTTTATTGGTTTTAGAACTATCTTCACCTGATATTGTTGTCTGACCGTTAGAGTTTGTACCACCTGTAGCATCAGTTAAGTCAATACCTTCACCTTCTATAAGGTCATCAAAGATAACTTTTCTTAACTGTCTACGATTTACAGCATCATCATCTGAATCAGCATCAGCTACATGCTCAATTCTCCTATCAACACCTGATACTGGGTGTGCTACATCAACAGCATTAGCACTAAACTTAGATTCTTTAATAGATAGTTTAGCTTCATTAACACCTTCTTCAGCGATATGCTGGATTCTTCTAAGTTCTGAGTTTAACTCACTAGCACGTATAGTACCTTGAGAACTGAAATCACTTTGAAGTTCAGATGTAATACGCTCTAAAGTAATAATAGCATTAGCTGTTGGCTTTGCTACACCATTATCTGTATTTAAAGTAATTTGGGTATTTCCAGAATTAAACTGATAGTTATTTACTGGAGTGGTAGCTGCAATACTACCAGCAGCAGAACCGCTAGTATTAGATGCATCATATTGTGGGTGGCTTGTTCCAGCTGTACCAGCATTAGCAGCTTCTGATTGTAGTACGGCTGTATTGGAATCACGGCTAGGTTCAAAAATATAAACCTTTAAGTCTGATCTATTTATTAGATCTATGTTTCCGAGGTTGAAGGTTACTGTATTACCATCCCCCGCATATTCGAGTCGTGTTGTTGCCATTGTTTATTGTATTTGGGACATGGGTTACTTAGGCATGTTCATTAATTGTTCAATATAATCATACCTACCTGATCCACCATAAGATTTTCTTCTTACTTTTTCAGTGATCTTCTCAGCTAGTTTAGGATTCTCCCTTAAGAGTTTCTGCATAGCAATCTTTTTCTCTTGTACAAAAATACGATGCACATCTTGGTAGAAACGTTGTTCAAAGATTTTGTCATCTTTGTTTCTTAAATTTAATTCTTTATATCGATTCAAATCTCTACGCCATCTACCGTTTGGTGCCATCAAAGCATTAAGACGGGATCTTAAACTACCCATAGACATATATCTTTGTATTTCTGATTTTTCAAAAGAATTAAGACGAACACCTTTATATGTATTCAGGATGTTTGGTATGTCAAAACTCATCTCACGTAAACCTTCACGTACAGGATCACCTTCACTCCATGTGATAGCAATAGGGCTAAGAGCATTAAACCAAGTCATCAAGGGATTCCCTGGGGGTGGATAGAACTTCTTACCAGATCTATCTTTACTGAGTATATCGTATTTAGGGGCCATAGCAGATTTAGCTATAGGTAACCTACGTCCAACATATTCCCATAATCCACTAGCTTCTTTCTCATTAGCATCCAGTATATTATTCATTTGGTTCATTAAACCACTCCAAGGTAACACTTGAGGTACTAAAAACTTAGCCATAATTCTTTCTATATTTTTAGTAGTACCTTGAGTTGGGTTTAAAACTTCACCAATATCTGCTACCCCTGCTAACATAGATTTATCTACAATAACAGAAGTACCCATCCATGTAAGTTTTGCAAACCATTCATCTCTAAGATCTTCCCCTAGTATATGCTGGTAAGCTGCTAAGTTAGCTGTAGCTGCTAGTATTGTATTAAAAGGTTCTATATCTCTGTATGAGACATAACCATTACCTATTTTAAATGAATTAGGTTGAATACCATTAAGCTTCCATAAGTCTCTGGTTTCTTTATCAGGAGGATTATCTCCAGTCATGTTACCAGTGAGAGATGCTATAAAGGCAAGTGTAATTAAAGAATTACCCATAGCTCTACGGCCTCTTAGAATAGCCCTTTCGTATTCAATATTTTCAGGTTTAATACCATACTGTTTTAGTAGTACATCAGGATCACCTTTAACAAGATCTTGCCATTTTTGCTGTAATCTACCTAATTCAGTATGACTAAAGGATAATTCTAAAGCATTAATACCTGTACGAACAAAGGGGAAGAATGCTCTCATCCCTGTACCTTGTCCAATATTTTCAAGGAAAGCTAAACTACCTGTCAATCTTTTAGTTAATGCAGCTTCATCACCTGCCATTTTAGATGCAAGATCACTTACAACATTAACACCATGCCTATCTTTTCTAAAAATAGCATTTTCAAACTCACCTTCAATATTCTTTACAACACCGTCTAAATCATTAATATCTAATTTACCTTCATCTACTAACTTTAAAATAGCATTGGTAGCTTCTAATCTTTGATCTAAACGACCAATGATTGTTCTAGCCATAGCATCTCCAGATCCCATAAGGACTTGACTATACTGAACCCAAGGTGATGTATTAAAATCAACAACAGCATTTAAAGCAGCATAACTAGCTTTCTGAGCTTCTGATCCATACCTTTCTACAAATCTCTCATGTTCCTTCCAAGCTTTTATGTCTTTAGAAAAACTAAAGCGAGTAGCATATGTCTGGTCTTGAGGTATTTTAGCAGTAGAACCTTTTTGACCAAACCCTAAGGAATCAGAAAGTTGTACTTCTTTTTTGTTAACACCTAAGTCCCAGTTATGTTTAAACATCCTCATACCTTCTGAATAAGCTTCAGCTAAGGCATTAAGTTGAGAAGTAGCTTGAAGAGCGACTCTTTGGTTTTTAACTCCTGGAAGTTGTGCTCCAAGGAAAGCTTGTACACTTCTTAGACTAGCAATAAAGTTGGTACCAACAATAGCTTTGAGTGGTGTTTTGAGACTACTTAACATAGAATTATAGTAAGCACTTCTCAGTTCTAACCTAACTCTACCTTTAATGTCCACACCATCCATTCTACCGCCTTTCATTACACCACTAAGATACTCTTGAACTTGATCCATTACTCGTACTTTACCGCCTGAAAGCATGTAAAGTTCTAGTAAATCTGCTCGTTGCTGTGAAGTACCTTCTCTACTAAGACGTTTTAACTCATCGTAGAACTCATTTTGTTGCCTAGCAATTACTTCTAGTTCTCGATTAATAGTTTTCCTAATCTCAGCAGGCATTAATCTATTACCAAAGTTCTGCTGTACTAGCTCATTACCTGTCATATAACTGATTTTTTTTGTTTCAGTCATAGCAAGCTTCATAGTATCAAAGATTTGATCTGTTTGACGTACTAAAGTTGTACCAGATGGTAGTTCCATAGCACCTTGAGCAAGCATTTGTACTCGTTTGGCTAAAGATTTGATAACAATTTCAAGGGCTACTTTAGTTGCAGCATTACCTGTTCTAACTATTTCCCCGTCATGTATCCAGAAGATAGCATTAGTAGCATCTCCTACATCTTTATCAAAAATACTGCGTAAATTTTTAGCATAGTTTTCTCCTCCATCGTCCAAAGCTTTGTATAACTCAGCTACTTGGACTAAGACTGATCTTTGAACATCTTTGAAATCCATAGTATTTAATGGATTTTTAGTAAGCTCTTCAGATAAATCTGCTGCTATTTCTCTAATATATTCAGCTAACTCCTTACTACCTCCAGCCATTCGCCTTATTTGGCTTTCTAAGAATAGCTGTGTAGTACCTGTATCTACACTAGATTTACCTTCTCTAGTAGTAAGTACTAACTCTCGTATAGCTTTTTTAGATTGTGCCGATAGATTACTATCTAATGGTGGAGTAGCCTTCTCATTAGCATCAAACTTATCTGGATTACGGAAAGGTGAAGGTTTTTTACCAGCATTTTCTAGATCTTTAGCACTAGCACCAGCCTCATCAATCCAAGGATCACCATTAGCATTAGCATTTTCTCTAGCTATTGCTTCATAGTTTTCTACTTCATCAGCAATCCTACCGTCAACATCAACACGCTTTAGTTCTATCTGACTTTCAGGGTACCAATAAACACGAACATCATGCTCTTTAATACCTTTAGCTGTATTGACTTGACCTTTATATTTGATACCACCGTACCCTGCTTCAGCTAATGCATCGTTAATGTCATCAATAAGTTCAGCAGCATCATTTCTAGGAAATGTACCTTCTTCCTTTATCCTTGCCATTATATCAGCATAACTAGCTGACTCACCTTTAGGCCAGTATCTTTCCCATTGAGCAGCATCTCCAAATTCCCCGTAAAGTCCTTCAGGGAAATCAGACATATCAATCTCACCTCTGCGTAAGATATTAGCAATAGGATTTCTTGAACCCCATTCCATCTTGGCATCAGCATCAAGCCATTTTATTGGATTTGGAGAACGGGTACCATCAGCCATAGGTATACTACCAGTTTCTACTACTTCATAGACAACTCTGTTTTCACCAGCTTCATCTAATTCATAGACATAACCTCTCTGTCTACCTTCTTTGAAATCATCTGTACTACCATACTTACGAAGACGTTCTTTGGATGAGATAGATATATCATCTGATACATAGAATCCATCACCAAATAAGTTTTCATCACTCCATACTACTTCCCCACTCTTTTTAAAAGACTTGTCAATATTTAAGTCTTGAGATCCTGGGAGTATTCTAGCTTCTTTTGCTGTTTTCTTTTTATATCCTTGAGGCTGCTTACCTTCTTTGAAAGGAGCACCATGATAATAAATTGAATTACCACGGGTACTAGATAAGTTACCTTGTCTTAATGAGTTGAGTGTGTTCCAATCATCTTCACCTAAGTTTCTCTTTAACCAATCTTTATAAGGATCAGTAGAAACACCTACTCCTTCCTCAATTTCCACTCCTTTCATGGAGTTACTAGCTTCATCAGCTTTCTGTATACCCTCTTCTATAGTCTGTGTCATAGTATTTGTACCTATGATGTTAGACTCAGATATACTCTTACCTGCTGCTCTAGCTCTTACAGCAGCCCATCTACCACGGGCAAAACCAGCTATCATCCAACCACCTAAGTTAAAACCAGACCCCGCCATAACGGTTTTAATTCTAGCTACCCAAGGGTTATCTTTATCTGGATCTACTGAGAGTGCTTGAGATAATGGCATCCACGGTGCAAACTCATTAACCAAGTTTGCCATGTTGGCATACTCTGAGCTTTCCGAAATGAAATCTGCAATAGCACCTTCAGATGCAATCTTGGTACCTTTGGGGATGAATTGCATCACCCTAGTACCTAATTTGGTTTTAGCTACACGTAGCTTCCAAGGTAATCTTCCGCTGTTATATGCTAAACCTGCTGGTTTGTGACCAACAATACCTTTAATAAAAGATGGATTGTTAGCAGCATGGTGCATGTTTTTCCAAAACTTAGTATTCTTAGCTACCTTGGAGGTTAAACCAATCTTACCTCCGACACCACGAGTAGCAGCAGTTAAAGCTACAAACTCAGTAATACCACGGGTAAGTTTACCTAAGCCAGAATTGTTCTCTGGTTCCCATGCATCAGGGATTTCAAGTGGGTTTTTAATCTCATAGTTTTGATGGAATATGTTTTCTTTATCTTCCATCTTGATGCCGTGTGCTTTATACACACCCCATCTAGTAGTATCATAAAGACGTTTACTAAATCCACCTACACTTTCAACAGCGTCAACTGCACCGCCCCATAGGGCTTTACCAGTTTCTTCAACTAACTGTTTAGGATTGTCAGGAAGGAAGCCTTGATCTGCATCTTCAGGCGTACCCTTTGCGGCTTCTGCTGCTTCCTGTCTTTGGGAGTCTGTAAGGGCTTCAGCCTCATCTCCCAGAGCATCATAATCAGTTAAATCTAAACCAGTATCGTATAAATCATCCATTTTAGTTAGTTAGGTTTTTGCCATTCAAAATGCCATGCCTCATCATCATCTACACCAATAGTCCAATCATTATCAAAAGGTCTAAAGTTATAGTTATCAATATTTTCCATTAACCATGCGTGTAATGCTTCACCTTCTGGTCCGTCTGGTAAATTTATATCTATAGCTGTACCTAAATTATGATAAGACTGCCCTGGTTCTGCTGCTAACTCTGGTTTGCCTTTTTTAATTGCATCTTTTTTAGCTTGAACCTGTTCATTATATGTTCTATAACCGCTATTAAGCTGTACTTTATGACCAGCTTTAGTAGCATCATTTATTAAACGTATTAAATCAGGAGCTACATCTTTTCTAATTTTAAAGTCTCTACCAAAGACTGCCTGTCTTGCTACAGAAGCATTATTATCTAGATTAACAAGAAGATTATCAGGTAGTTGACCTGCTATATTCGTTCCTAATTTAATTTCAGAAGCATCTACATCATCAAAAGCAAAATCAATACCTTCAAATTCAGGTTGGTTTGCTAGTAATGCACTGATAACTTGTACACCTGCACCTCTACTACCCCAAGCAGGGTTGTTTCTAGCTTCTACTAAAAGGTTATTCCACCTTTCTTTACCAAGTATTCTTTCAGCTGCTCTACTAAATGATCTGTTATTTCCTGGATCCCATACACGTTCAGTACCTATGTTAGTCGTGATATTAATCATATCTTTAACTTGTTGTACTCTTGCTTGATATGGAGCATATTCAGGATTGGGTTGTATATCCCTGTTAAGGTTGAAGAAGTCACCTATAAGACCTGTTATAGGAGGTTGTTGTGCTCTTTCAGCACCACCCATCTTACCTTTATCTAAGAAAGGTGTAGGCTGTTCCATACTTTCAAGCTCAACTAACATAGCATTTAAACCATCTAAGTCAGTAGGTAAATCTCTTGTAACAGGATTAGGATCATCTTGACGATTAAATCTTCCATCAGCTATTAGTACACTTGTACCACCAATATTAGATAATGGTGCATAATCTCCAGTTATATAGTTTTTAGCAGCTTGGCTAGAGAATCCTCTGTAAGTAGTATCCCACTCACCCATAGCATCTTCTCCATAAGCCATACCTGTAGCAACCATTCTTAAAGCTACATTCTTATTATCTGTTTCTTTGTTAGCAATTTCAAGAAGTTTATGAAGTTTAACTTTAGTTACTTTCTCTAAAGCTTTTGGATTATTTAGTAACTCTTCATAAGACATATCATTAAGACCAGCTTCTTTAAGTAAAGCGGGGGCTTCATTAACAGTAACTAAAGTCTGCCCGTCATAAGCTAGAGTATTTAAAAGGTTAGAAGTATCAACTATACCTACTTCATCATATACTCGTCCTGTAGCTCTAGTGCTTGCATTGCTAGTAATGATTTCTTTGTTTGCAGGTGTAAGGTTTTCTTTTAACTCTTCAACTTTTTGGACACTCTCAGGTACTTCAATAGGTTCTACACCTTCATTCAAAGCTGCTTGAAGATTATAGATTTCATAACGATTCCTACCACCTCCATTATAAGAATCTAAATCAGCTAGTTTCTGAAATATAGGTAGAGGCTCACCGTTAGTTAATTTAAAGTACTCTGGGGGTATATAAGATTTAGTTGATAATAAATCTACCTCTCCAGATCCAGTGTTTTGTTCTGTTTCAAATGTCTGTTCTAGTATTCTAGTTTTCTGACGTTTCTCTATAGCTTGCTCTGGTTTATTCAAAGGTATATCATTAAGCTCTTCGTTAGACCAACGTTTAGTACCCTGATCAAATTCGAAAATATCTCTTTGCTCAACACCATTTATAGTACGAGTACTAAATGTACTCTTGTCATCATCATGGTCAGCTATAAGAGCTTGTTTTACTATACCAGTAGCAATATTCATTGCTTGTGTTACAGTAAGATTTTTATCATTTCTTATTTGATCTTTAGCTTCAGCTATAACCCATTTCCTAGCATAATCAACAACCTTCTGTGAACCTACAAGTTCTCTATCGTTTTTACTTAAAGAATTTAAAACCTTTTGATTAATCAATTCGTCAAACTGTGTATCAAAAGTTTTAGCTAATTCTTTTTCCTTATCTGTTACTAAGAAAGCTTTATCAACAAGCAAACCTTTTTCACGGTACTCATCAACAACTTCTTGATTAGGTAATCGACCTGCATTAAGTAGTTGATCAAATGTTATAGTACCTTCTACAGAAGTAGAAAGCAGATTGTCAATCTCTCTTGTAGTTTGATCTGGAGTATAGTACTTAGGATCTTTTAACTCTTTATCTAAATTGAATAACTGAGTGTGTACTCCTGGGACACCTTCATACTTATCTCTTAAGGCTTGGCTTTCTGCCATAGCAGTTGAAAGAGGTATCTCACCGCTATAAAATCTGGATATAATATCAGCTTTAGATTTCTTAACAAGACTTAAATCAGACTCATCTTTTTCTTTTAGCTTCGCATTATAAGCTTTCATTGCCTTACCTATAAGCACTTCAGTATTAAACTCTGAAGGCCATATGTCTTGCAATAACTTGCTCTCACCCTTTTTGGTAATTCCTGGGATGTGGTATTTCTCAGTTAATAAGAAAGTTTCTAGCTCATCTATATTCTCATAGTTAGCATCGTTATTAGTTATAGACTCGACAAGCATCTCAGATAGTAGAGTGTTAGCTGTTTCTTGTAAGGTACCTGTAAGATCTTTTCCATGAGACATCCTACGAGTAATACTCTTTAGCGTACCAAGAGCATTATCCATCTTCTCACGTAAGATTTCTGTTCCACCTTTCTCATCAAGAGTTGCTACCGAACCAGTTATTTCTAACTTTAAAGCATCATACTCTTCTTTAGCTTCATCTCTAATAGCTACATTTAATACTTCCTCTTGGAATTTACCTGTTTCTTTTGTAACAGGTTTGATTAAATGTTTATTAATAACAGCTTGGTTAATCCCAGATTCAGCAGTAGCTTCAGCAACAAACTTATCTTCTACATACCTCAGTATTTCATTTTGTGTTTCAGGATCATAAGTCCAAAACTGACCTACTACTATTTCTTTACCATTCTTTTCACCAATAACTTCGTCACTGGTACCAAGCATGGTAGTACGGTATGCGTTCCAACCTTTAGCTTTTTCGTCTAGGTATCCTCTCTTATAACCCCAAGCTATATTAGCCCCCATACGCCTGAGGTTTAATGCTCTAGCTTTTTCTTCTAAGGTAGCTCGATAAGCTTTCTCATCGAACTCATCCATTCTTTTATTAACGGCAAGTCGTTGCTTCTTAACAGCTTCTTCTATCTTAGCAT